ATTAATACCAACAAGAGAAATAGGATTCTTGCCTGGTGATGAAGAAGACAAGGCAGCTTTGTATCAAGTACCATATTCAAACATGGTACAGTTTATGTTCAAACAACCTAATGAAGATGCATTCAGAGGATTATATGATGCACTTAAAAGACAAGGAAGTTTACATTTTGTATCAACATCATTTTTGAGAGGATTAACTTTTGACAATTCAATTATTATAGTTGATGAGTGCCAAAACTTAAACTTTCACGAGTTAGATACTATCATTACTAGAGTTGGACAAGATTCAAAAATAGTTTTCTGTGGTGACTTTAGTCAAACAGATTTAACTAAAACAAATGAAAGAAATGGCCTACATGATTTTTTAAGGATTCTAGAGAACATGGATGAATTTAATTGTGTAGAATTTGATATCCCAGATATCGTAAGGTCTGGTTTTGTAAGAAACTATCTTATAGAAAAGACCAAACTAGGTATAGGAGTTGATTTATGAAATGTAGTCAAGAAGGCTTGGCACTAATTAAGAAGTTCGAAGGTTGTAGATTGAAAGCTTACAGATGTTCTGCAAATGTATTGACAATAGGTTATGGTCATACAGGTGGAGTAAAAGAAGATGATACAATAACACAACCAGAAGCTGATAAATTGTTAGAAAATGATATTGCAAAGTTTGAAGAATATGTTAGTGACAATGTAATAGTCGAATTAAAACAATATCAGTTTGATGCTTTAGTTGCATGGACATTTAATCTAGGTGTTGGTAATTTAAGAAGCTCAACAATGTTGAAAAAATTAAATGAATCAGATTATGATTCAGTTCCCTCTGAAATGAAAAGGTGGAATAAGGCAGCTGGTAAAACACTAGATGGTTTAATTAGAAGAAGAAAAGCAGAAGGTTTACTATTTGAAAATAAAGAATGGCACCAAGTATAAATTATGAAAAATTATGAAATTGAATTAAATGATGAGTTATATTATTTCCCTGAATTAAAAACTAAAACAGTTGATAAGAAAAGATTTTATGTAACACCAGAGGGTAATGAGTATCCCTCTATCACCACAGTATTATCACCCAGAAACAAAGCGGGTTTAATGAAGTGGAGAAAAAGAGTTGGTAATGATGTTGCAAATCATATTGCAAGTAAAGCTGCCGTCAGAGGCACAAAAGTACATAAAATGTGTGAAGATTGGTTAAATCAAGATTTCAGTTTCGAAACTTGGGAAAAACATAAGAAAGATTTTTTACCATATACTTTATTTAATGAATTGAAAAATAAAAAGTTTGAATTTATAACAGATGTATATGCACAAGAGATAACTTTGTATTCTGATAAATATAAAGTAGCAGGAAGAGCAGATTTGATAGCAAACTATCAACACTCGCTCTCAATAGTAGATTTTAAAACATCTACAAATGAAAGAAAGGATTCGTATAATGAAAATTATTATATTCAAACTGCAGCATATGCTGAGATGTTTGAAGAATTGACAGGAATACCTATCAATCAAATAGTAATTTTAGTTGTGACGGAGAATGGTACAGTACAAGATTTTGTTAAGAGAAAACATGAATACTTACCATTGTTAGAAGAAACATTAAATGAGTGGTACAAATAATGCAGATGACATTTACAGAGAGTGCGGCTGAACAAGCAAAAGTAATTCTTGCTTCAGAAGAAGTAGGTTTAAATATTCGTTGTTTTATTCAAGGTGGCGGATGTTCTGGTTTTCAGTATGGATTTACTTTAGACCAACAAAAAGATGAAGATTGGGTATTTGAAACTAATGGTATAAAACTTCTAATAGACCCTATGAGTGGTGTTTATTTTGAAGGTGCAACTGTTGATTATGTAAATGACCCACTAAATGGTAGTGCATTTACAATCAAAAATCCTAATGCCAAATCTACATGTGGTTGTGGAAGTAGTGCAGCATTTTAATCTTGACAAATAATGTTAGACCTAGTATAATGGTTTAAAATAATTGGAGTATATTATGGAATTAAATAGAGATGGCGATGGGTTTCTCATCAACACTAGTGACTGGTCAGAAGAAGTCATGTATCAAATGGCAGAATCTGATGGCATGGAAATCACCGAAGAAATCAAAACTTATATAGACAGAGCAAGAGAAATGTACAATGAAACAGGTACAGTTCCTGCTGTTCGTAATTTTGCAAAAGAATTTGGAATGGATAGAAAGGCAAGTAAATTATATGATGTCTTTAAATCAGGCCCAATGAAAAAGATTGCAAAATATGGTGGTTTACCTAAACCAACAGGTTGTGTATAAGTGGCTTTTGCAAAAATTAAACATGAATACGATTGGGTTGTTGAAAATAGACCCATAGTAATACCTAATTCTTATGAAGAAGCTTCAGAAAGATATGTACAAGATTTAAAAAATATCATTCTAGACAAATCTCAATACAAAAAAAATAAACCAGTACTTATGTTATCTGGTGGTGTTGATTCAATGTTATTAGGTGCTGTCTTAAATAAGTATTTTGATTTTGAAGATTCAATAACCATAGGTTGTGTAAAAGATACCGATGACATAAAAGTATCACAAGACACAGCTGAAAAATTGGGTATTAATAATAAATTAATATATTGTACATGGGAAGAAGTTATAGACAATTTAAATATAATTCAAGGTAAACCCATAAAAACAGTTTTTGATATAGTTTATTATTTAACTTTTTTCTTATGTTTACAAAAAACAAATGTAAAAGAAACAGATTTAATTCAAGGTGATGGTGCAGATACACTTTTAGGTTCTCATAACACATATCCTTATATGGACAAAGACAGAGTTGCAGATTATTTGCAAATAGACAAAATGGAAGCAAAAACAAGATGTAAACAATATTATTATATGAAATCAACAGACCCTAATAGAAACTTTCATAAAGGTTCAGGTCATTTATTTGAAATGGTAGCAAAAGATTTAGGTGGAAATGCAGTCATGGGATATAAAGATGATAGAATTAGATGGGTAAACGATTTACATTTTAATTTTGCTAGACCAGATAAAAAACTATTCCCTAAAAAAGTTATAGAGTATATGGGTTATGATGCATCAAAAGTAAAAAGAACAATTATGCAGAATGGAACAGGTATCTATGATAAGATGAAAGAACATATATGTCAAATAACAGGAAAGTCACATCCTAATTCTGCAGTAAAAGTATTAGTAACTAAAGGAAATGGAGTTTTACCAATATGAGTGATAAAAACACAGTTCACACCCCAAAAACATTTTCTTTAGAAATAGAGAAAATTGCATTTGGTAAAAGATGTACACACTTAGAAGCAATATCTATCTATTGTGAACAAATAGGTATTGAACCTGTATCAGTTGCAAAATTATTAACAAAAAGTTTAAAAGAAAAAATAGAGGCAAATGCCAGAGATTTAAATTATCTTCCTAAGGCAGCAAAGTTACCTATGTAATGCAACCAATAGACGCGTATTTAATGTATTGTGCTATGAAAGCACATTTTGATAAAAGTGATTATGACTTTGTAAAATACAATGGTAAATCTAAAGTATCAAGAGATTCATTCTATAAAAGGAATGATAGAATTTTTTTTGTGAAACTTACTCGTAAGTATAAAAGTAAACAAGATATACAAGACTACTTACTAGCTAACTTCTTAGTACACCCAAAAGGTTGGGTGGGTAAATTTGATGAAGATAACTATATAAAATGGCAAAGAAAGATACAAAGATTAAGTTATACATTTAAATCAGAAATTGAATCAATATTAGACAAAGATTTAATAGCAGTATCTGCTAATAAACATCCTAAACTATTAAAAGAATATTTAGGTAAAAGAGTATCATTAGAAAGTATGGTTATACTCAATAGTATATTGCAGTTTCATAAAGTATGGAATGTTAAACTTGAAGAAGATTATGCATGGAAAGATGTTTATAAACTTATGAATGACTATAACTCATTTCTTAAATTTGATACTAAAAGTTTTAAGTTAATATTAAAAGGATTGATGAATGGATAGACCTGATAAATTAGATTGGTGGATTAAATGGTTTTCAAGTATAGTCTTGATTATAGGAGCTGCAACAACAGCCATGAACATGTATCCATATAATATGTACTTTCAGTTTACAGGTATTACTGGTTGGTTAATAGTGGGTTGGATATGGAAAGACTGGTCATTGATAGTTGTTAATATAGTAGGTTCATTAATATTACTTGTCGGTATTTTACACTATC